ATTTTCTTTGCGGTATCCCCGAGTTTGCTCAGTTTCCCGTCAGCGTCCTCGCTGGTATCGGCGGCTTTCTTGACGGAGTTGGAGAAGTCCTTTGCTTCATCTCCGGCTTCGTCAAAGCCTTTGTCAGCCTTTTCAAGGGCGGTGTTGTTGGAACTAAGTTCACGCTCCATGCCGTTCAAAGCCGCCTGCGCGTTGTTCAGCTGTATCTGCCAGCTTTGTGTGCGGCGGTCGTTCTCTCCAAAGGACTCGGCGGCATTTTCGAGGGCGGAACGGAGGGTTTCGATTTTCTGTTTTTGTGCGTCGATTTCCTTATTCAGAACCTCGCTCCGGGCAGTTAGGGCTTCGGCGGATTTATCGTTCTTATCGAACTGAGAATCCACAAGCTTCATTTCGGAGCCGAGGACCTTGAACGAGTTGTTTATCTCGGCGAGGGATTTCTTGAACTCCTTTTCGCCCTCAAGACCTATTTTCAAGCCGAAATTCTCTGACATTCTGTTTCACCTCCTTGGCAATGGGCATAAAAAAAGAGCCTTGCGGCTCGGGGGTATTTGGAAAAGGAGCAGCCGAGTGGTTGCTCCTTTATTGTGTTAAAGTGCTCGATAAATTGGAATTTGACAAGCCGTTATTGAATTTCCTTGATAAACACTTGCATTCGCCTTGTTAGAAGCTCATGGATGTTTTTAATTTCTTCTTTATCTACCCATTTGTAAGCAATTGTTTCTCCTTCTTGAAGAAGAATGGAGTCTTTGTCACATTCGATATCGCATAAATATTCCACATAAATAGAATGATGTTTATTATGAACGACACGACCAATTTCGATTAAGTTTTCGGAACAAATGCCTGTTTCTTCTCTTAACTCTCTAACAGCACATTCTAAGGGGAGTTCTCCTTTTAATGCGGAGCCACCTGCGGTTAATTCCCACATACCGCCAAAATGCTTCCTTTTGTCCCTTTGCATAAGAAGATATTGTCCATCAGTATGTCGTACTGCAATTTCGCAAACTAAGTGATAAATCCCGTCTGGGATTTCATCGCCTCTTACTAACACAATGTTGTCAAGCTTGTTAAATTGATTATCATATGCGTCCCATAGTTCCAGCATAGTACACCTCCGCCAAATTCTGATTTATCGGGCAGATTATCTGCCTTTATAAAACCATTATACCACATCGTTTCTGATTTTTCAACCACTTTTCCAATCAAATCCCCATAGGCATAACCTCATCAATATCCGCTTCACGCTTAGGTTTAGCAATGCCCATAAACTGCTTATGGCACTCCCACAGATCCATCAGAAACCCGAACGGCATAAGCCACACCTCTTCCGAAGCGAGGTGCAGCTGCGCCGTGCCGTAATAGAACAGCCGGGTGAATAGTTCTGCGTCATTCACTCGGCTGTTACTGCATTTTTTGAGGTATCTTCACTTTCGATATTCCGCTTCGTGCCTTTCAGCATAGCTTCGGTGATAGCGTCCTTGTACTCGGCAAGCTCGCCGGGAGAGGTCAGAAGCTCCACGGTTTCCTCGGTGAGAAGCGGCTTTTTATCGCTGTTTCTGAGATTATATATCTCAATGCTCTGATTGCAAAGCAGCGTTATCAGCCAGATTATCTCATCAAGAGCCATCTCCATATTCTCGGACCTCATCAGCTTGTCACCGAGGTTATCCAGTCCACCATAGCGATTAGAGATAGCCTTTGTCGCTCTTGTGGTGAGGATCATCTCGTACTGCTCACCGCCGATGGTTATTAAAGAACTGCGTTCATTCGTCATTGCTCATACCTCCGTTACTTGCCTGTTTCAGCAGGCTTTGCCGTGAATGTCGGTTCATACACAGACTTGTACCAACCCGTGATTACACTGTCAGGAACGTTCTTCTCGCCCTCGGTAGCTTCCGCTTTCCACGGGTGCTTACCGTTTCCGTCCGGCTTGTTTCTGCGTAAGACCGTGCCCTCGATTGTGGGTGTGGAAAACGTTATACTGTCGCCCTTTGTAGCAAGTGAGGTTGACGGAATACCGAACTTGACCCTATAAAGCCAGAAATAACGGTACTTGCCGTTGGATTTCTTCGCCCTGAACCCGATAGCCACAGGCTTGCCGCCGTCCTCGCTGGTGGAAATGACCACGTTGTTGCTGTCAATGGTAGCGCCCGTCAGAACCGAAGCCGCATCATTTCCTATATCGTCAACGCCAAGGGAAAGCGTACCGCTCTTGAACTCCTTGACGATTTCGGAAGCGCCGTCATCGGCATATAACGTTGCTTCCGCAAGCTCCACGGAGAGGTCAGCCGAAATCGCCTTTGCAAGCGAAGCGGGAACTTCGTAGGTTTCGCTGCCGTCGCTGTCCTCGGTAATTTCTGCGTAGAACAGCTTGTCAAGACCTATTGTTGCCATTTATATCTCCTCCATTTCATAGTTTTTCGCCGTATCAACGGCGTAGTGATGATAGCCCGTGTCGTCCTCATGACCGACATACTTTCGGGCGGTTATGGTAATATCTGCGCCGAACAACGTTTTAACAAGCCTGCTTACAGTGCGGGTGTAGTTTCCTTTTGTGAAAAGTGAAATCCGCACTTCCTGCACATCGGCAGTCGGCGTATTGTCGGCATGAAGTTCAAAACTGTCGTACAGCGGAGTGAACACCAAGTATTCATCGGGAACCTTTCCCGAATACACAGAGGTCTGCGCCGGGAGTTTCAGCTTTTTGGCTATCGCAGAGAGTTCCGAAAGCAGACTCACAGCCCCTCGACCTCCTTTTCAAATGCGGATTTCATTGCTTCCACGCACTGCTTTTTCACAGCAGATTTTGCGGGTTTCAGAAACGGTTTTGCCGACTGACTGCTTGTGCCGTACTCGAGAATATTCGCTATCTTAGCATTGCTTGACCTGTCAGAGCGAGGTTCGGAGAAACCGACCTTGATGTCATGATTTCCGCTTTTATCGACCATAACCGGAGATAACCCGAGCGACCGTTCAAGTTTGCCTGTGGAACGGGATTTGCTTTTCGTTCCCGAACCTACAACGGATTTCAGATTGCTTTTGACCTTTGCGAGAGCGACCCCGCCGCCCGCCTGCAATACCTTTTCGGCAATGCTGTCGGTCTGCGCTCCAAGCAGGGAAATTCTTGCGAGAAATTCATCGGGCATCTTAACATCGGCTTTAGCCACTCGGCTGCACCTCCTTTGCAAGCACTTCAATATACATTCCTCTGCCTTTCACATCTTCGACAGAGGTTATTTCAAATACAGAACCATCGCATAACAGCCGCATATCTGTGGAGATTTTCACTCCCGGAATGGTGCGAAAACGGAACAGGTCGGTAGCTTCGGAAAAGGCGGCTCGGTTAGCCCATTTCTCGCTGCCGTGCCGTCCCTCGCGATAAGCTCTGACTGTTGCGACAACGACATTGGATTCCGTCTGAAAGCCCTCGTCATCAAGCGTGACCTGTTTTTGCGTTATCTGTATTTGCGTGTTCATCTTACCGAAACTCATACTTTCCACCGCCTGTCCAGTCGCAGGAGCATATTCACGGTATCCCACACCTGTTTTCCCGCCTGAACATTATCTCCGAAAAATCCGCCGGTGCTGCCGTCCCTCGATTCGTAAAAATGCGAGGACAGCATTATTACCGCCTGTTCGGTAGTCGGTGGCATGGGATTACTTGTGTAATAGCCCTGCTCGATATGCTGATAGCTTTCGGCATAGGAAACAGCGGCGGTGATGAACCCGCTTATGAGTTCATCGTCCGCCGAGTGTTCAAGTATGAGGTTCTGCTTGACTTTTGTCAGAAGCTCGTCCATAGTCACCGCCTATTAACCGCCGGAAGAACCGGAGCCGGCTTTCATTTTAAGAATCTGCACGGCTTCGGGGAGAATGAGCTTTCCGTCAACGCGCTCCTTTGCCACAAAGCCTACCATGCCGTTGCCTGCGTACAGCTCCTTGAGTTCCGCAAAGGAACGAGTTCCGCGGTCGCCGATGTTGTAGTAGCTGAAATCGCCGAATGCGATTACGGGCTTTCCTGCGGCGATAGTGGGGATATACGGAGAGGTGTAGACCTCGTAGCCGAACAGCCTGTCGACCTCGCCTGCCTGGAGGGACGGCTGCCAGAGATATGCGCCGTTGTTGTCCTTCAGCTTGCGGAGCACCGCAATAGTCTGGTCGTTCATGATGAACTTTGCATTCTTGCGGTACGGGCGCTTGAGGGAGTACACAAGATTTATGATTTCATCGGCGGTTATCGCAGTTGCGCTTGAGGAGGTAATTGCGACCTCTCCACCGCCAGTTTCAGCGAAAATTCCGAGAGGTTTTCCCTTGCCATCGCCGTTGAGGAAAGCATCCTCCTCCGCATTGGAAAGCGCCTTGCCGAACTGCTCGATTATGTAGCTTTCAAGCCCGAAAGCGTTGTCGTAGAGCAGTTCCTCTGTTACCTTAACCGCAACGTGCAGCTTGTGCGCGTCAAGGTTAATCTGCGCAAAGGTCGCGTCACCGAAAGAAAGTGCGCCGCCCTCGTCAATCCACGCTGCGGCGGGCTTGGTTGCCGCAATATTTATCTTGTGTTCGCCGCTGGTGGTGATGGTGTGACCGAGCTTTCGCATGATATTTTCCTCGGTCAGAGTATCAATAAGGCGGCTGTCGTATTCCTCGGGGACGAGATAACCGCCGTTTGCGTCAACACCTTCGGAAAGCACATCGGACACCTGTCTGAAATTCGTGCGGAGAGCGTTCAGCATTGCCGTCTTGTACTCATCGCTTGCTCTGCCGGACTTAAGCTTGTTTCCATTCAGCGGATTTGCGGTGAGGGGTACTGACGTAGGCTTGGAAAGCTGCGCGTCCATAGCCGCCATCTGCTCCATACGCTCGATTTCAGCGCCGTAGTCCTTGATTTTCTGTTCCATTTCAGCGTAGGAAGCCGCGTCCTCTGCGGACAGAAGTCCGTCCTTGTCGCGCTTGGTTTCAACGAAAGCCTTTGCGGCTTCCCACGCCTTGTTGCGCTTTTCGCGCAGTTCTATAATAGTCATGTGTGTTACCTCCAATTTCTGATTAAATCAAGCCGGGAAAATAAATCCTCGGCTTTTGTTTTGTGTTCGGTTTTCGGGGCAATTCTGCACTTTTCTGCAATCCTGCCCATAAGCGAATTGACCACCTGCGTTTCGGAATACATCAGAGAATCAGCGGCAGGCGCTTCACTCGGCTCTTCACGGGTAAGTATTCCGTCCGCAAAGCCGAGCTCTACCGCCTTATTTGCGTTCATCCATGTTTCTGCGTCCATGAGGTGCGAGATTTTCGCACGGCTCATTCCCGTCTTGATTTCATAAGCGTTCATAATGCTTTCCTTGACCTCGGACAGCATTTCGATCGCTTTCTGCATTTCCGCTGTATCTCCCATTGCCACCGTCATGGGATTGTGTATCATCAGCATCGAAACCGGGGACATAAGCACCTTGTTTCCCGCCATTGCAATAACCGAAGCGGCGCTTGCGGCTATGCCGTCTATTTTCACCGTGACGTTTCCCTTGTAGTCCATCAGCATATTGTAG